GTTGTTTGACGCGAACACCGGAAATGCAGTCTCCGGTGACGAGCAAGGCATGAGGTGTTTGCCGGCCACTGTCCTGGTGAAAGGTCAGGTTCTGCATGTCCTGTGAGTACACCGCGATCAGCTGGTTTGCCGCATCGGTAATCTCGTCCTGGGTGGCCCGCTGCATCTCGATGAGCAGGTACGCGGTCAGGATCTTGCTCAACCGCTTTCCGCGGGGGCTGAGTCGATAGCGAATGTCGAAGCTCTCCAGGCTGACTTCGCCAGGTAGGTGCTGGTGGGAGCCGTAGCGCCAGAACATCAGTCGCGATCCCGTTCCAGTTGGCGGACTAAGTCATCGATTCTCAGGGAATGCTCGTGCAGCAACTCGGTGACTTCCGTCATCCATCGCAGCTGCCGCTCGAGGTTGAGACGTCCGGCCGACAGCGCATTCGCCTCAGCCTCTGCTTGGTTCTCCTGGGGATCCCCTTCCGGAAAGGTCTGCTTAGAGAAGTCCGTCTTCGGGCTGTTGGTCGAAGCACTGGTCTTTCTACCGGTGAGCGCAAACCTCCCTTCGCGCCCGGACTGGGCAAGCTGCAGCATGTTGTCCATCAGGTCGCGGAAGTCTGGCAGGGTCTCAGGGCCCGCGAATCCCTCGGGAACCTCGAACCCTCGCGCCTCGGCCTGTTCGGGAGCCATCGGGCCCTGTTCCAGCGTCGGCGTGATGTCAAAGTGCTTTACGGCGTGTGGCCTACGGCCCTGGCCGGCGGGCCGGCGCGGCGGCTGTCCGCGGCCAATCGCGGACAAGCTGTCCATTACCCGCACGTGGCCGCTGAATAGATCCTGAATGTCTTTGGTCGGGCCTCCTGTGGAGGGTTCGTCTGGCCACTGCGGCGGCTCGATGGTGATCTCGCCCACGGCCTCAATTGCGGCCATGTCGCCTTTGAGCGTCGTGAACTGCGCATCGAAGCCCAGGCTGGAGGGCTGCTGGTCGGGATTTTCCCCGTACACATCCTCGCCACCGTGATCGAGCTTTACGGGCTTGGCCATGTTACGGCGTCGCGTCGTTGGTGAAGGTGACTTCGGGCGTGCTGCCGCTCTGGTAGGCGATCATGTCGAGGGTGATGTCAATCTCGGTCATGCCCGCAATGATCGGCGTCACCGGAGGGGCTTGAAGGTTGGCGAAGCTAGCTGACGTGCTGATCGTGCCGTTGGTGAATGTGATCGACCCCGAGGCTCCCGCCGTGGGCAGCGCATACAGATCATCGTGGTCGTCGTCGTAGGGATGGACCGTACGCAGGGCCACCGTACGCTGAGACGGGCAAATGGTCGTCGGGTCCAGGTCGTTAACGCGCCGCTCCTGGAGATGATTGTCAATCAGGAGCCAAAACTTCTTAATCTTGCGAGTGGCTCCAAACAGCGTCACGCCCGTGCGGCTGTCCTCGAGCGTGAACGGAGTGAACTCGGCGGCATTGGAGAAGTCCACGCTCGGAAACACGACGGTGCCTGGCCCGTTCTCCGCCTTGGCCACCAGCGACAGAACGCCCGTGACGTAGTTGGGTGGTGCGCCATCTTCGGCGCCGTTCTGCTCGCCGTAGATCAGGAACTTATCGACGTAGCAGGACTGGTACTCAAAGACTCCGCTGACTTTGTCGAAAAGTGCTCCGAATGCCGGCACGGTCTCGGCCAGGTTATAAGTGTTGCCGACGGGTGTGGCGCCGAGGGCGAGCTCCAGCAGCACCGCCAGGTCGCCAGGACTGACCGGGACCATCACGTTGCCGCGGTAGAGGTTCGGACCCTTGCGGCTCCGCAAGGCGTTTTTCGAGCGCGTGCCCAGGATGACGTTGGGGTTCACGATCTTCCCGACGCGCTTCATGTCCTCGCGGTAGAACGGCACCCGCAGGGCGCCGCTGGTCCAGGTGTAGGGCGGGCTGCCCTTCTTGACGAGCAACCGCCCGAAGGCGCCCTGTGCGCACGTCTCGGCCATGGACTACTCTCCATCGTCAGGGGTCTCGCGGACCCAAAAAGCGACAATCAACTGCTTGACGGACCAGTCGGCGAAAGCTCGGGAGCGCGGGACGGTCGGTCGGCCTGCGAAAACCCGGCAGATTTGCCGCACGACCCCGCCGTTGAGCTCGGTCCCGATCGGCACGCGCTGGTTCTGAAAGCGGCGGCGAATCGCGCTCCGCCACAGCGTCAACACGTCCCCCGCCGACTTGGCATTTCGGTCACGGCGCGTGACCAACGTTACCGCGCACAGATAACCGACGTCCTGCATCCCGACGACGCCGTCGGAGGATGCCTCGTCGGCCTCGCTGATCGTGATCCCGCGATAGGGCCGGTCGTCGATGAACCAGTTCTCCCGCACTTCGACCTCGTCCTCCCGCAGTTCTGGCAGTCCCAAGGCGCGAATGTGCGTCCGCAGTGCGAGCAGGCACTGCTCATGCGTGGACGGCAATCCGCGATCGGCGGTTGGCACGGGACTTACCTCGGAAGGCGGCGGGTTTAGCCGCGGGTGAAACCAGTGGCGATATCCTCCAGACGCCGCGGCCAGAAGTGCTGGCCGGGTTCGGCGAATGTCCGGTTGTCGTCCTCGGCGGCGGCGAGCAGCGCCAAGTCGGCCGTTCGCTGCCGATCCGCAAGCGATTCCAGGCCGGCGGAGCGTGCATACTCCGCCTCCGCCATCCGCAGCACGGCCCGCAGCATGGCCCCCGCCTCAAGGTCGAGGCGATCGCTGATCGTGAATGGCATGGCCGTGGCGGAAGCCTCGGCCGGCTGCTCGAGGGTCAGGCTGGTGACACTCGACACCTCCCTGATCACGCCCTGCACGAGGGCTGGGTTGTCGGTGTCGTCCAGGCTGCCGATCACCGACGTTGGCAGGAGATTCGCCTTGCCTGAGACGCGGAGGATCGCGCCAGCGTGGGCCGCGGCAAAGCTGGTGCCGACGCCGGTGACGGTGCTGGAGCCCGCAGAGACGCTGACCGTGCCTTCATCGTAGCGCTCCACGGCCAGCGGTCGCGCCCGGCGGCGGTACACGGCATCGTAGGTGCGAGCCGTCGTGGGGGTCGGACCCAGCATGACCGCCAGGCCACCAGCCAATCGGGGGTGAGGCACGATCGCGTACAGCCACGGCAGGTTTGTCGAGGCAATGCGTCGGCTTTCCTCAAGCACCTCGCCGGCGGTGGCTTCGCGCATGTGCGGTGTGGCCACCTGAACGTCGATCAACTGTCCCATGGCGACGAAATCGTCGGGCAGCGGATAGGTGTGCCGATGCAGGACGTAGCTGGTCCCTGCTGGCAGGTCAGCCCCAGGATTGGAGCGCTCGCTGAGGGTGAACGTCGTCGGACTGAGATACTTCTCGACTTCGTACCGCGTGCGATTGACCATTAACTCGAAATGCTCGACGTCCACGGTCAGCGCCGCAGCGCCGCTGAGCGTGACCAGGCGCTCGCTCGCTCCGCCCGTGTGGTCGTAAGCCAGCGTGCCATCGGTCTGCTGCGGAGACGTGATCAGCTGCAATCGGCTGTAATAACACGACCAGTTCCGCTGGTTCACCAGCTTGTCGTACGCCAATTGAACCGCGCGCCGCGCTAAGCGCCGGTGGCGCGGAGTCGTGTCGGCCCCGGCCACCGCATCAAGCACGTGCTCGACGGCGTCCTGATAAGTCCACAGGGCGTAATTAGTGCGAACCATAGCTACCGATTGCCGACAACTTTGGCGATCAACTTGGCATCGCTGGCGGTGCCCGTTCCCGCTGCAAACGCGGTCTGGATGCCAGCGATGACCTCCATCGATCCGTCGAGCTGAACCTCGACCGGCTGCGTGACCTTCCGTGTCCCGTCATCACTCACGGTATCCGTGGTGGTGGCCACGGCGATGGTGATTTCATGGGCCGCGGACGCCGTGGCCAGGGCGTGCCAGCGCCGGCCGCTCTTGGCGCCATCCCGCCCAAAGACGCGAACGATCGGGCTGGTGGGTGTCCCGACGTCGGCGTTGTATTCCAGGGCGAGCAACAGCCGCGTCGCCGCCACCGACAAGTGGAGCGTGTTCTGCGTCGTGCGAGTGATCGCACCCGGACGCACCACCTTGCCGCCCACGACGACGCCCGAGTCGCTTTCTGCCTGGTGGGGGGCCGTGCAGAGCACAACCCAGTTGCTCTGAAGGCCGACGACGGGGATCGCACCGATATGGTGCTCGCTCGGCACGTCGGCGAATACGTTTCCGACAGGCATAATTCATCCTTTGTGTGGAAGCCCGGAAGTGTCCAGGGTGGTTACGCGGCAGGCAGTTTCTCTATGTGCAGGCCATCCAGGCGGACCTGGTTGCCGGCGTTCGCCACGCTCCAGGTCGCCGTGACGTCGATCGTCTGGTTCTGGGTCGTGTTCAGGGATGTGCTGCTCAAGGCGGCCGCCTTGGCCGTGACCGTGCCCGAGGCCCCCAGGGCGACCGATCCGGCGGCCACCAGGGTGCCGCTGGAGCCGACAGCCCGGAAAGTCACGACGACGTCGATGAGGAAGATGTCGTTGTTCGCGACGTCCACGGCCCCCGTGGCCACGATCTGCGTGCCGCCGATCCGCAGTTTGACGTTCAGCGTGTCGGTGCTGTTCGTTGAGGGGCAGGCGCCCCAGGCCCGGATGTGGAGCGACTCACCGGCCTTCAGGCTGTTGGCGGGAATGGAGTACGACTTGTCGAAGGCGGTTTCCGCGATCGTGTTGGAGATCACAGCGCTGGCGGCGATGGCGTTATAGACCACGCGGTCCAGAAGCGACCGCAGTTCGGCCTTGCCGGGGCCGCTCGGGATCGAGCCTTCCAAAGCGCTGTCAAGTTCGCTGCTGATCATGGTTTGCTGCCTTTCTTCTGAGAGGGGACGGAGGCGGATCGCACTGCGGGCCGGTCGTTCACTGCGGATCGACCGGCACGCTTGGTGTCTGTGTAGCCGTGCTGGTACTGCACTTCCTCGGCCAGGTCGCGCCGGTCCACGCGCGCCAAGTCCGGATTGGCGGCGATCTTCTGCTCGATGATTTCGGCGACCAAGTCAGGCGCCAGCTTGCCGGGCTCAATCGGTTTTTCCGGCTCGCGACCTTTGATGTTCACGGCGCCCATGCACGTCAACCCACGCTCTTCGCAGACGCGGCGCACGTGGGAGCGGCCGCCACCGGCCGGGATAAACGCCTGCGGGTCGCCGGTAGTCTGGGCCAGTGTGGGCAGGTAGGTGTCGGTAGGCTTGGGGTCGTAGCCCTGCTTGCGAGCGGCGGCAATGACAGCCGCCAACTGCCGGTCGTTGCCCTGGAACTGCTCGGCCAGCGTGTGGCGACCCTCAAAGAACTCGCGGTCGGTGTTCGCCGCAGGCGCTCGCTGGCAGGCGAACATGGCGGCTAAGCGGTGGTCGTTCCCCTGCTCGCGGAGCTCGAGGTAGAACAGGAGCCGCTCCTGGTTCTGGGCGAGCTCAGGATCGCGCCAGTCTGGCTCGTACCTGTCGAGCAGTGATTTCAAGTGGTCGGCGTTCATGTGGCCTTGGCTTTCGGCTTCTGGGCGGCCTGCTTCTTGCGAAGGTCCATCTGCTGCTGCATCGCCGCCATTCGGGCGAGGTGCAGCATCCAGTCCTGCTGGCCGCGCTGGGCGTTCATGGCCAGCGCCTGCTGATGGCGCTCCTGGTCCCTCTGCATCTTCTGCTGGAAGGCGTCGAGTTCGGCCTGCTGGGCCTGCGCGGCGGCGTCCGCCTCGGGGTTCTCCGGCATCTGCAACGGGGGCAGCAGCATCTGGCTCATGTCCTGGTCGATTGTCTGCCCCCACTTCATCAGCAGGCCGTTGATACCGCTGACGTCGCCGGTCGTCATGAAGTGCTGCTGCATGACCGGCAGGAGGTTCGGCAGGATCTGTTGCATGTTCTGGACGTCGCGCGTCTTGTCCGGCTTGCGCGTGCTGTTCGCCGCAATCGTGACCCGCAGTTCGCGGACGATGTGCTCGGGATCCGCGCTGGTGATGTAGCGCTGCCAGAGCATCTGCTCGACTGGCCCAAACAGTCCCTGCAAGTCAGAAGGCTCAATGAACCAGCTGCAGCAAAGCTTCTCCATTTCCGCCGCCTCGCCCATCCAGTCCTCCACGCGGCCAGCCATGTAGTCCGGACGGATCGACACCATTTCCCGCTTGGTGGCCACGTCCTCTGCGGTCCGGCTCTGAACGCCTCCGGGATTCAAGCCGTACAGCAACTCGGTCAGCCCGACGCGCCGGTCGAACGTCTGCAGGAAGAAATCGAGGCCCTTCCAGACATCCCGATTCATGGCCGGATGCTGGATGAAGGAGACGAGGTCCGTGGCGTTCTGGCCCGCGCTGCGCTTGTAGTAGATGGGCGAGAGATCACGCCCGGACAAGATGGCTGCCCGCGTCTCGGTGTTCGTGTCCTCGGGCATCGCCGGAAACGACCGGCTGCACATCCAGACGTGGTGGGCGATGTGGCTGGCCAGCATATTGATGTAGGCCAGTTCACCGAGACCCGGCGCCAGGGGCGCAATCGCCCACGGGTCGTTGGGGGCTTTGTAAAAGTCGAGGATCGCCACCGGCCAGCGGTCGTCGCGCCAGAAGGGAGCCGGCCACCCCAGCCGTCGCTTGATTTCGCTGTCCGTCGCCGAGCGCAGGATCTCCGTCGGCAGGTTCAGCAGAAAGGGGACATTGGGCGCGACGACGCAGTAGGCGTAGTCGCCGACGACCTCGTCGAAGGCGGAGGCCAATGGATGGTCAATCTGGGCCTGGCCCGACAAGCGACCGCCAACGCCGCACTTCGACCAGATCTTGAAATAGGTGAGCAGGTCATTGCTGCGCCCCACCCGCTGCTCGACAGTGCTCCAGGGGTCGCCGGAGTCGCGGCTCTGGGCGTCGATGGATTCGTGCGTCCCGCGGCCGCGGAGTGTGCCGGGCGGCAAGCCAAAGGTGCGTTCGACCTCCCAGGTCGGCTGGATGCAGCGCTGGGCGATCCACGTCGCATCGTTGAGGCTGGTAGCGTCCGGGTCGATCAGTAGGTTATCTACCGAGTCGTAGAAGCAGCCCGTGAGCACCCGGTTGCTGCCGGGCATGAAGTAGGGCCGCGGCCAGAGGCATCCGCGGCCCTTCACCAGAGCCTCGGTGATCGCGCTCGAAGCGTGCTCGGACAGCCCGCCCCCTGGTTGCTCGTTCGGCGTGTAATTCAGGTACAACTCGAGGAGCGAGGAGACGATCTTATCGACGGCCTGCTGCTGCTGCGACTGCAGCGTCGCCTGCTGGTACATGATCCAGCCCAGGGGGTCGAGTCCGCCGAACAAGGCGGGATCGAGCTGCAGCGTGGGCCGTGGCTTGACCAGCCGGGTGGGGTTGCGCCAGTAGAGCGTTGGCCCAAACAAGGCCACCAACTCAAAGGCCTTGGCCAGCGTGATCTTGAACGTGGGAGTCAGCTGGCCGCCGACATACTTCTGCAAGAACTTCGCGTCCCACATGAAGCCCACAGCCCCATTAAAGAACGCCATGCACTGCTCGGCGGTGTCGTTAAACCGTCGCTTGTGCTCAATGGCGATTCGGCATTTCTCCAGCCAGGCAGAAGCCAGCGGCCGGAGCAAGTGGCTGTCCATGCTAGGTCTCGTAGGCGGTCAGGATCTCGACGATCTTCTCGGCCTTCAGTCCGCTGATGGCCAGCGTGCCGGCGATCTTCGAGGGACTGAAGTCCAGGTTGGCCATGTGCAGAATCACGGCCACAACCTCCCGCGGGATGTCGTTGTAGGGCTCCGCACGGCCGGGCACGAAAAATTCGTACGCCAGCCCGCAGCAGTAATCCCAGACCCCCGTCAGCCGCGCGGCGTTAGGATTGGTCCGAAAGATCGGGTCGTCGGCATGGCGGACACTGCGGTGGCTGTAACATTCGCCCGGACGCAGTTCGAGCAGGTCGATCATGGCGTGGTTGTCGCGGCGGGTCATCAGTGCCACCGCAGGATCGCCGTCCCGCTTGCCGTGCGGCCAGTACAGGCAGGGATTGCCCGGATCGAGCGGGAACAGGATCGGCGTCGGCGCGTCGGCCGGCAGCTTGAAACGGGAAGCTTGTTCGAGCGTGGCAGTGCTCATGGGCTCTCTCAGGCAAGAGTGGAGGAAGCTGCGGTGCGGGCGCTCAGGCTGCCGGCGCCGCAGTGAAAAGTCGGCTGTTCTGCTGGCGGTTCTGGCGTCTGGCGCCACTCACGGAACGCCCGATAGACGCCGCTCTCTGGCAGAACCGCAGACAAGTCCGGTGGCTCGAAGTATTCACAGCCGTGCATGGCCGCGTAGCGCAAGTCGTCCATCAGGTGGTCGCGTTGCCCGCCCGCCGGCTTTTCCTGGGTTTCCTCCCGGGTGACGGCCTTGCGGTAGATCGTGATCTCCTGGCAAAAGTTGGGGACGGCCGAGGTCACCACGCGCAGCTTGGGCGTGCCATCGCTGCGAATCGCCAGCCAGTTGCGGACCGCGAGAATCCCGGTGCTCACGTCGTCGCTGGAAATCGTGAAGCCCGCGGCATTCACCACGCTCCGCAGGCCCACCTCGGCGAACGCATTGGCGTAGATCTGGTAGTAGGTCTTGCCGATGCCTACCGCGGTTTCGCGGGCAATCCGGCCGTCGATCACAAACTCCCAAAAGACGCGGCCGCTAAGTCGCTGCTTGACCGCCTTGGCGCACATTTGAGCGTCATAGCCCCGGAGGTACAGTTCGTCGTACACCACGACGTAGTCGCCTACTTCGGGCGGCGGCGTGGCCACAAACAGAATTCCGGTGTACGAGTGCCCCGGATCCAAGAAGAGGCGGTGCGTCCAGTGCGGCGGAGGAACATGCGCCGTCTTGGCCAGTTCCTGCTCGAGCCGGTCGGGGGCCATGCCCTCCCGGCCGACGCCATGCACGATCTTGCTGAAGTTGGGATACATCAGCACCAGGTCCGTCATGAAGTCGCCCTCATCGCGAGAGCGGACTTCGGCATCGCCGGAGAATGACCACGCCGTGCGGCGCTTGCGTTTTTCCTCGGGGTCGATAAACGGGTTTTCCGAGAACGTCAGCACGACCTCGACGACGTCCGGGTTGTCCGACCGCTCGATCGCATCGCGTTTGGCCCGCTCGCTCATTTCGACCAGGGCGTAGTTACTCGCCCACGGCCAGGCAGTCCAGAGGAGGCGGCCCTTGCGGTCTGAGAGGCGGGCCTGCCATTCCGCGACGTACTTGGGATACTTCAGATCCTCGTCGATCCAGATCAGATCGACCGGGTCGCCCATCTTGACGTCGCCCGTGCTGGTGAAGGCCGCGATGGTCGTGCCGTTCTTGAGCCGCACGTGACTGAAGCGCTGCGCGCCTTTATCTACCCAGTTCTTGGACTCGATCTCGTCGGGTGGAACCAAGGGCGAGCACTTCATGCCCTGGGAGATTCCTAGTTCCCGCTCGCGAAAATCACGCGCAGCGCGGATCTCGCCGGTCTCCGGATCACGGAGAATCGGGACCTGGTCGGGGGCAAAGAGCAAGCGGTGCAAGGTGTCCCCGATGTGATCCTCACCCTTGCCGATCACCCAGATCAACAGTGGCCGGTCCGTGGGAGCGACGGGGGGAAATGGTCGCCCATCCACTCCCACGATGGGCATCCGCCGGGCGGCCGAAGCCACAAAGACCGCCCCGAAGATGCTCTTGCCGCTGCGGTTGCCGCCGCGGCAGATCATTTCGCTGGCCCGCGAGCGGAGCAGGATTTCGTGCTTGGGCAGCGGACGAAAGAGCCGCAGGGCGTCGTACATCCGCCGCCGCTTTTCCGCCAGGGCCAGCTGCAGCGCGTCGTTGTCGAGGGTCTTAGCCATCGCCGGCCACCTCCGCGGCAAGCGACAAAGGAGGAACGGCCACGCCCTCCAGTACCGCAGGCTCCGGTTGGGGGATGGCGGGAACCAGCCGCATCCCCCGCGCCTCCGCGAGCCGGGCCAGGGCGTCGCTGCCCTCGCGGCCCGCCCGCTCGACCAGAAGGTTGTCGATCAGATCCTCGAGATCCTCGTCGCTCATTTCCTTCACGTCGAGGTTCTTTGAGCGATGCTCGTCGGCGGCCATGATCATCTTCGCCATGGCGTAAAACCCGTCGAGTGCCACCTTGTAAGTCCGCTTCTCGACCGCCGCCGCCATCGCCTCCTTGAGAAGCACGGCCCAGTCGTGCATGAAGGCGGTGGCCCCGCCGTACTGCGCGATGATCCCGTGCGCCAGCAGAGAGGTGGTGATCGTGTCGGCCTTCCCGGTGGCCAGATTGTCGATTAACTCCTTGAGTTCCTCCCGCAGCCGGACGCTCCGCGACTTATCCATCTCCTTTCGCCGCTCGTATTCGCACTTCCGGCAGCGCCGGTAGTAGCGGCGAAAATCGGTTGGCGGAAGCGCCTGTTGGCAACCGATGCACGTGCGCCACTGTTCCGTCGTGGCCGGCGGGTTGTGCAGGGTCTCGGCCATAGGTGAGGCGCAAAGGATGGAGCCAAGGACCAAGCAACCAGGAGCCAAAGCCCCGTTGCTTGACCCTTGGCTCCCAATTGGCACTGCGCTTTTCAGTACAGGTGAAGTGGCTAACCGATGAATGGGCCCGTGAAGTAGCCCCAAAAACTCGTGGCGTTGGCCAGCGTGCCACCGCCAGCAACCGCAGCCGCAGCGGCGTATCCGACCAATCCATTGACCTGCGCCAATTCCGCGCCCTGCGCGGGGGCGGCAGTCTGCACACGCACGCAGCCGGCCACCGACGACGAGTTGACCAGCTTGTCGAACTCGCTGATCGCCCCCGCCGCGTCATTGAGGAACTTCGTCGGACCCAGAATGGTCATCAGGAACCCCTGGCCATCGGCAACGCCCGCGGCCGGCAGCAGGTGATCCACCACGCCCGCAATCAGGACACCCGTCGTGGCAGCAGGGTTGGTGACGTGCTTGCCTTCCTGGCCGGTCTTCCAGGCGACAAGCTGCCCGGGAAGCAGCGCGCCGCCCGAGCCGTTCTTCACGAACATCATCTGTACGGACCGATAATCCCGGGGGGCGTTGTCCGTCAGCGCCCCCAGATTCTGAAACTCAACGATGTGCCCGTACAGATGAGTGAACTTCGTCGAGGCGACGGCCTCGCCGCGGTTGCATACCAGATTCACATGACGATCCATGGCCAAGATCCCTGAGCGGTTCGGTGGAGTGGTAGGTTAAAGCCCAGTCACAATCCCTGGGTTATTTACGAGGAGGCGTAGTTCTTGCCCTTGGCAAAGTGCTTTGGGCGGTAGCGGCAGTTGCCAAAAAAGCCGACGTCGAACAGCCAGGCCCGCTCCTTGAAGGAGTAGTCGGGGCCGCGATACCCAAAGAGAACCGTGTCCAGGGAGGCCAGTTCCATCATCCGCACATCGAACACATAAAACGTGTTCGGAGGCACCTCATAGTCGTACATAAGCGCCATCCCCTCAAAGTTGAGGGCGTCGGAAAATCCCAAATCCTCACTCGCCTTGTGAGGCGTCAGGCTGCGAAACTTCGAAGCGAAGTGGTTCATCACGCCGGCGTACAGATCCTGGCCCATGAGGCACACCAGGTTCTGGCCCGACTCGCCGCCCAGATTGGCCATCCAGAGCTTCGTTTGCCGCAGCGCTCGCTCGCAGTTCGCTTCCCAGCTGGTCGATTGGGTTCCCCAGCGACTGGACGACCAGTTGATCAGCTTGGGGCTGTTGAAGTCATACTCGACCCGCCCCGTTCCGTGGGGCCAGTCCGTGGCGATCGTGGCGTTGGGGCGATCGGCAGTAGCGAGATTGGTGGACCAGGTGCCGCCCTCCGCCTGCAGCGCGGTGGACAGGCCGGCATAGTCGTCGCTGGGCACAGCGACCAGATCCGAGACCGTGCAAGCCCCAGCCGCCAGGAAGCTTTCCGCGCCGTGGATGCAGTTGGCGTTGTTGGTGCCGTTCCCGTCGATCAACAACTGGCCTCCGAAGTGGTCCGTGATCGAGGCCATCAGGTCCGGGATGATCTCGCCGTAGCGATTGAAGATCTGCCCCGGACCCTTGTTCATAAGGTACTCTTTGAGCGACATCGAGTCATTGGCCGCGTATCCGCGCCAATCGAGAGCCGCCTGCCGCTTCGTCTGCCAGCGATTGAACTGCTGGAAGCCCGCGTCGCCGATCGACTGCACCGGGGGCTGGGAGAACTTGATCGACCAAATGCACATCGGACCACCCTGGTTGAGGATGATCCGGCCATTGCGTCGCAGCCACGACAAGAGGAGTCGTCGGCGAATCGTCTCGTCCACGTACCCGGCCAAGAACTTGGGAGCCTGTTCCTGCAGGACACCGGTCCATTCGGTGTCGAAATTGTTGATCAGTGATCCGGTGGGGGTGAGGGCCATTGCTTCTTACCTCGCTGCGGTGGCAAAAACTGCCGACCCTCCTAGGCGCTGGGATGCAGAAGACCCTTCTGCTTCGCAGCTTCCCGGAGCATGTCGGTGAAGGAGTGGTGACGGTTCTGCGGCAGCGTGGCTTGTTGCGCGGCTTGGACGATCGACCCGCCCTGATTGGGTTGGTACTGAGCGCCGTTCATGGCGATCGCGCGGCGAATGGCGTCGTCGGGCTGGCCCGTGGAGGGGATTGGCCAGCCGGCTCCCGGGCCAGCCAATGCCGGCTGACTCGCGACTGGGCTCGACGGCTGGGGCGGCAACTGATGGAAAGCCCCGCGGGCTTCGTCGGCGGCCAATCGTGCGGTGACGTACTGGATGACCAGTTGTGGCGCCGGATCGACGTGGTACGTCGCGTGAAACTGGTTGGCGAACTCGTCGGCGTAGCGGAATGCGGCCGCGCCAATCGGCGTCAGAACCGCTTGCCCAGTGATCGGATTGACGAGCGGCTGGCCATCCTGGCCGAGTTGATAAAAGCGGGCCTTGTTCTGGGCGAGAAAGGCGGTTTTTTCCTGGTGGGCCTGCTCGACCCGCTGTTCGTCCCGTAACTCCTGCCGCAGTTCCTCTTTAATGGCCTCGCGTTCCTGGCGGAGGAGCTCGTCGAGGCCCTCGCGGCGGAGCGTCTCGATTGGGTTTCGGATCAAGGATTCCGAACGATTGCGCAGCCAGGTGCGGTACTCGTTGGCCCGCTGGACCACGAGAGGGTTGACGGCCAGGGGATCTACCGGCTCGTAGAGTCCCGTCTGGGGATTGAGTCGGACCAAGGCGCCCCATTCATCGCGCCATTCGGGGGGCTGCTCGCGTGCGGGGACAGCGGACGCCGGAGGGACGGAGGTCGCTGGCGCGGAGGCGGGCGTCGTTGTCGTCATCGAGCTCGCCGGTTGGGCCGATCCAGGCGGGCGGCTGGCGACCTCCATCCCAATCCGGGCGTATTGCTGCAGCCGCTGGATGTTGGATAGCGACTGGCCCAGGTCGGCCAACAGATCCTGGTCCGATTGATAGTGGCCGACCGACAGGCCCTGCTGCACCAAGCTGTCTCGGATAACCGTCGAGGCCGGCGGCGGGGCAAGCGCCAGCTGCGCAGGGGCCTGTTGGGGTGTGTGGGCCCCGGCCGGAGAGAGCCACGCAGGTGATCCGGCCGGGGCGGAAACGCCGGTCGGTTGCCCGCTGAGGCCGCCGCTGCCTGCAGAGGGTCCGGCCAGCTGGAGACCGTCATTGAAGTTGTAGGGATGCGCAGCTTGCCCAAGAGCCGGATCCGGCGGCATTACCGTCTGTGGTAACTGGTACTGGGGCGCAGGGGCAGGGCTGGGCGAAGGTCCAGGAGGCAGCTGGGCTGGCTGGAGAGGAGCCTGAGGCGGCAGTGCCTGCTGAGGACTGGCGACCTGCTGATAACTTGGCCATGACTGCCGCGGCGGCAGCGGAGCCGTGGGTGGCAGCACCTGTGCGCCAGGCGTCAACTCCAAACTGTTATCGGCGGCACGCGAGACGGGCGGCGGAGCAGAAACTTGCGGCGGCGGGGCAAGCTGCGTGGTCATCGAGGCGGCTCTCCCAAAAAACGCGATGCGCGGCTTATCGCGCAATTTCTGAGAGACATTGCCCCGAATTGCAATTCACAGCCCCACCACGTGCTCCACTTTGTCCCTTTTTAATTCCTTCTGTCTTGAAATAATTCCTGGATTGCCTATATGATTCGTCAGTCGTCATCGAGGATCCATCCGTGGAACTACTGCATGAAGAGCGGTTTCCGCTCTCCCAGCCTTCCAAGCTGGGTATCAAGTGCTCTCACAAGACCCTGTACCGCTGGCACGCCAAGGGACTACGCGTCCGGTCCAACGGTCGTCGCCGTAAACGTCTCGTCCGTCTGGAGGCGATCTATGAAGGCGGTGTCTTGACGACCAGCCGCGAGGCGGTCAAGAGATTCCTCTGTCGGCTGAATGGGATCGGCCTCCAATCCAGCAATGGGCACCCCAGGGAGTCCGTATGATCACGGCCATTCAACTCATCGGCGGCCCCCACGACGGCCAGTTGCTCACGGTCCACAAGCCCGTCCCAAGATTCGTGATCCACTTCCCGGACGAGTGCCAGGGAACCAATCTCAGCCGCGTGAACATCCGCTCACACGCCTACCTCTGTCGCGATGGATACCGCTACGACTACCTGGGCCTGAAAACCCAGCACGAACTTCAGGCCCTGGGCGGCTTCGGTGCCGTGGTCACGTGGCAGGAGGTGAAGGAATGACCGCTCCCGACGATTTGAAGCCAGGCATATTCGTGGCCCTGGTTGGCTACAAGCGAGAACACACCGTCCAGCGAGGCTTCTTGCTGCTGGACGTTGGCCCAGATCAGGTCCACTACGACGGCAGGCCCCTTGAAATCCTCGAAACCTCCCTGCCCTTCCTGGCGGTCACCGACGGCCGCAAGACCTTCGCGGTCGATCTCCGCGAATGGGACGTGAAGCGCGTGTCCAAACGCTACGCCCAGGCCATGTGGCCCGAAAAGGAAGGGCAGCGACAAGGCCGCGGCCCCGGCCGGCGCCGCCAGAGAATCTCTCGCCAGGAACCCGTCGAGACCCACACCTGTCCCCGCTGTGGAACCCGCATGGTCGAACGCCTGAGCCTCTCCACCATTCCCGATCAGCACGGCTGGTTCCTGGTCTGCCCCCAATGTGACTACAACGCAGGCCCTACGACCGCCTCCCGTCCGTAATTCGGTTTTTGCTTCCCACCCCTGTCCCATCGGAGGTCTCGCTATGCCCGAGTACAACGCCCACATCACCATTCCACCACTCCCGGCTGGTAATCCCAGCCTCGTCGCAAATCGCAAGCTTCTGGTGATCGCCATCTCAACCGACGGCAACTCCCAAACCCACCTCCTCGAGGAGGATCTGGCGGCCAACGACACCAACCCACGAAACGTCGGCCCCATCACCCTCAACACCCTCATCAACATCGAACTCCTCAACCTGGACGCCACTGGTCACGTCATTGGCGCCGCCCACGCCTCCACCAAATGTATAGAGAAAACCATCGGGCCTCTCGCCAAGGCGATCACCCCTAACCACCTCGGCGTCTGGTTCGAGGCCGCCGAGTAATCACCAACACCCCACCCTTGCAGGCCACGTAGCGCTGCGCCAGAGCCCCAGCCAAACCCTCAAGCCCCGTGGGCCCTTGACCAGGGGGCGCTGGTTCAACACCCTCTAGGGCCAACTGACCTGGACACCCACGCCAAATTTCACAAAAGCCCGACCCGATCTAAATCCTGCTCTCATACGTGTCTCGGCCTTCTAACCACCTCACACCCCACAACCGCCACTTGACAACACCCAAGGGTCCGGTAATTCTTGATCTCGGTCGATCCGTCGCGACCCTACATATCTGCAACCCAACGACGGACACCCCCTTGGTCGTCGGTGACGAATCGACGAGTCGTGCTGAAACGCCAGAATAAAGGTTAGAGTGCCGGAGCAGCCCGCGTCAGCGACAACGGCCCGGCCGCCTCCACCACACAGCACGATCCCTGGCGCCGTAACCCGGTGGGACAGCCCGATATGCCAGGGGCGGTGACTCTCACGGAGACCTTTCTAATTGGTCCCATCCGGCCAAGATACGCGCGCAACCAAGTCGCGTTCCTTCCGTAAACCTATACACAACAACGGGTTGCAACACGACGCCAGAAACCAAACGCACGCAGACACCAAACCGCCTAGATTCCCACAGGATTTTCAGCTTGAAAGTCTGGAGGAGGAACGTAGAAGGAGCACCTGCGTGCGTGGGGGCCCCACGCCCCGTGGTCCATCGGAACGTAAGTCCTGGCCGCCCAATGACTTATGGCGATGCGGCACGTCCCGAAATGCAATTGGCGTGCCAAACCACCTAAATGTGGCGTGAATTTCCCCACACCTAGCCCGCGCCGCCGCCCCTGCTGCCCCGACGACACCATCGGCCGCGCTCCGGCGGCGTGCGCACGCCGCAGCGTGGGTGGTGGGGTGGTCCTGGCGGCCGGCGCTTAATACCGCGCGCGCGCGTGCGCGCGCCGCCGCGCGAGGACGCGTCGCAACGTGTTGCGGCGCCACACGTTGCGACGCAATCCGATTTTTTTGCGCAAAACCGCAAAATCGCCGTAAGTCGCTGTGCCGTCGGCACTTGCGTCGCTGCGGCATGTCGCCGCGGCCACATATTACGGGGGCGGTGGTGATCGTCACCACCGCCGCC